TTTACTTTTTGCACATCAGGGCGGGTTGCCCCACCACTACCAAACTTCTTACCCTTGTCCGCTTCGTTGAAATCTTTCCCAACGCTTTGTGGTACTCCAACCTTCTTGGCAAACGCAGGACTGTGCGCTATTGCCGCCATGAAATTATGCTGCTTCTTGCTGCTTGAAGGCATCACTTACTCCAGCCCGGAATTGAGTGAACAATCTGCGTTAGGGCAGACCCAACTAAACCACCAGCCCCGCCAAGCAGCATGAGCATTCTCCAGCCACCTCTGGCCTCGGACAGTGTTTTCTGTATCTCAACAAGCGTGGTCTTAATGTCAGCCATATCAGCCGCCATCTTATCCATGTCGGACTGTAAATGCGCAATATCAGCGGTGTGTGTCGCTAACTCGCGTGCTGTGGCTATTTCTGGTGAAGTCATCTTAGCAATTCCATTTTTTTAGGCTTTTGTTAATCCGACTGTTTGGGTCTTTGGCTGTCTTCTCTGAAGTCAACTTTTTCTTCATGCCAGTCATCCTTGCACAGAAGGAGTCGCGCCGTGAGCCGCCTTCCGGCTGGGGCGGTTTTAAATTCATGCCTTGCGCTTTCGCAGAGGCCCGACCCTTGGCGTTCAAGCCGCCATTCTTGTTCTTGCCTTCTTTGCGTGTCCATGCTGCTGTCTTAGCCATAAAATACCGTAGCGGTTACTGAACTTCCAACACCTACAAACATACCGTTGGGGCAATAGATACCTTCACCGGGAATCTTGATAGGTAAACCAATGATGTTGTATGTATCAAGTTCCACCAAAAGAACGCTGTAGAACGTCACGTTGCTAGTGGCAATGGTGCTAGATGCTGCGGTTGTTACAGTAAAGACATTGGCGTTGGTCTTGGTGATTGTGTACACACCTTTTGTCGCTCCACCAGTGGTGAAGTTCATAAATACCCTGTCACCCGTAGTCAAACCATGCGCCGTAACAGTAGCCGTAAGGGTGGTACTAGGTGAGGTTCTAACGTATGTACCTGACTTATAAACGGTAGGATCAGCAACAGCCGAGCTACGCAGGGAAGCTGTAGCAGGTGATACTGTAATGCCTTTAAGCCGAACAGCACTTGTAGTTACCGTTGTAGGAACCGTTGCATGGGAGGACTTAACGTCATATTGCATTGCCATGATGCAGTCCTATCCGTAGAATATGGTGCTGGTTACTGTGCCAGACGGTAAAAACGCATATATACCAACCGATGCCAACACACCTTCGCCGGGGATCAGGGTGTAAAACGCTGTTCCAGTAGCGCAGTCAATCTCAGCCAACACATCTTGATACAGCGTTACATTACCATTGGTAGTCAGCACCCCTGTAGTCACTGTAAATGTGCTTGTCGTAGGTACTGTTACAACGCTATAGGTATCTGGTACAGCCGTGCCGGTCAAGAAATTTAAAACTACCCTGTCGCCTACACGCACCCCGTGATTAGCGTAGGTTACTGTACAGACTGTAGTGCCGGGGATGTTGTAGGTGGCGGCTTCTGGGACATTGTTTGCAAAGGAAACACTCAAGGTAGAGGTAGCCGAAGGAGATATAACAATCCCTTTCAGGCGCGTGCGATAGTTTACAGCTACGCCCGTTACCGTGTTGTGATACGACTTTACGTCATACTGCATCGTCATGTTGTTGCTCCGGTGCGTCTAGCCTGTTAATAAGCATCTTGTACGCTTGGATCGTGGCCTGAGCCTGAGTCACAAAAGTTTGAGCCTTCTGGGTTTCAGTCTCTAGGTCACGTATCTCAGTCTCCAAGAATTCCTTGGTGATCTGCATTTTAAGCTGCGCTAGAGCACATCAGGTAGTAAGGCGTGCCGTCCGATGCCACGACCTTGACAGTCTTAGCAATTGTGGCAGTGCTGGTTACAAACAATGCCGCAGGGATATTCATCAAGTTAGCAACTGTGCCTGTACCGCTGTTTGTAAAGCGGATGAAAGAAGCGTTAGTCCAAGTGCCACCAGAAGCAAAGTTAGAGTCAGCTTGAATAGCTGCCAATGTGCCGCCGGGGTTAGTGGATGTACCGCCCAGAGTGGCACGCAAAGCGTTACCAGCACCAGAAATCTTACCGGAGCCATCCACTTCCAATGAAATGTGAGCGCCATTGATTGTGCCGCCAACAGCCGCTGTAGTTGTAGTAACAACAGAGAAGAAACGGGCAGTCTCACCAGAGCCAGCAGCCGTAAACGTCAGCTTGTCATACACCAGACGGGTGTCGCCTGACGCAGCCGAAGTCGTAGCATAAGCAGAATTGATGTTCTGTGCAGTAGTAACAGTAATGGGGGAAGAAGCTGTGCCGCTGATAAAGCCGTTTTGTGACGTTACTGGGCCGGAGAAGGTGGTCGATGCCATGATTTTTCCTTACATACAAGTTAGGCGCATTAGTCTGTATGTCGTCAGCCGGGACTGTCTAATGCACCGGAAAGCCCGGAGTAGCGTATTTATATCACGTTGTTTGTGGGGATGCAACTGTTTTTAACACCATGGTTGGGGAATTACAAAATATTTCTGAGGATTCAGAATTTGATTACGACACTAAAACGCGGGTATGGTTCCAATAGACAAAGAAAAAGGGGGCCGAAGCCCCCTTTTCTATGCAAATCCTAATACCTGAATATTAAGAACCTGCGCTGCCGAACATGCCTAGTGGATCGCTCCAACCAAAACTGTAACGCTCACGAGCTTTGTATCTCACGTTACCGGTATCAAAATCACCGTCCATTGAGTTTGTCAATGGTGAACGCTCGAAATGCTTCAAGCCGTTAGGCACATCAGTTGTCAAGAACCATGCATTGGTGTCGGTCAGATAGTGGTTAATTGCGTAACCTTCTGGAATCGAACCATTGTTCTTCAACGCGTTGACGTCGTTGTCGGCTGTGCCAACACGCAGGCTGGTTTCCAACAAGCGGGTTGCAACGAATTGCAGTGCTGGTGGAATAATCAGTTTACGTGGACGAGCAGCGATCAGCAAACCACGCTCATCGACCCACAAGGAGATTTGAATAACGGCGTTCTCAAGAGAAGTCTCGTTCAAATCAACAGGAGTTGATGGGATGTTGCTGTTAACACCACCAGAGATCAGGGGGTGTGATGCGCTGAACAAAGGTACGCCGTCGCCACCAACGTAGCTAGCGGAAAAACCGTTGTTCAATACAGCAGCAGCCTTGACTTGCTTGGTGTATGCCATGGCGCGTGCCAAAGACTTCGTGTAGCGAGCAGACAAGCTGTCGTACAAGTTATCTTCAACAGCTTCTTCCGTGATGGAGAAGCCAAGAGCGATGGTCTCGTGACTGTAACGCGCTGTGAACGCTTCTTGCGCATTGTCATAAGCAATGGCAGAACCCTCGTTCTTAACAGGCGCTGCGCCGAAGCCAGCTAATTTGGTTTCTTCTTCAAAGGAACGCTCAGATTTCTCTGTATCAAAGATTTCTTTGTGTTCTTCGCCGTAACGTGCGTATTCCATACCGAACAAAGCGTTCAGACCGGGGAGCAGTTCTTTAAGTAGTTGTGCGCGTGAAATAGCCATGATTTAGCTCCTTTTACAGACCGACAGCGTTGCTGTAAGAGTGGTATCCGGGGTTAAACTTCACCAGAATGTCAGTATATGCGTCACCTACAGTCGAGAAACCTTGCATGTCCACAAAGCCAATAATGCGGAAAGCAGCAGTACTTGCTTTTGCAGAAGACCCGAGAACCACCGAGGTAGTGGAGTTGCCTGTAGTAGTGCTGCCTGTGGAGGTAGACTGTACTGCGGACAAGAAGGTGTTAGCACCCAAAGCCGCAAAAGTAACCGTACCATTAGCTTGCACTTGGAACACAGCGCGGTCATCATCAATGACATACGCAGTAACTGTTGTGCCAGTAGGCGCAACGTATCCCGAAGGATAGTACTGAGCGTAGATCACTTGCCCTTGTGCGTTCGTGTAGGTGCAACCGACGAAAACGCCGACGCAACCTGTGTTTGCAGTACCAGTGGGGAACCCATTAGTGCTGTCATCAGCGCCAGTTGATGTGGCGATCTGTAGATAACCCGTAGCGGCCACGTACACCAACGATCCGTTAAAGATGTTAGTGCCATAACCCGCAGGGTCGATGGGGAATTGTCGAGTGCTACCAGCGTATGGTAGACCACCCAACTCATTTACGGCTTTAAAGCCGTAGGGGGTTGCAGTAGATGCCATTTAAGGACTCCTATTTATTTAGAACCAGAACCAAACCCTTGTCCACGGCTGACTGTCGACTTTCGTTCCGAGAACAGCGGCATACGCGGGTCATTATTTCGCATGAAGTGGTTGTCCACTGAATCCATCTGGGTTTGCGCTTGTCCATTGTAATAATCTCCACGAGCAAGGACTTTTTCAGTGGGCATCTTGCAGAGCATGAGTCCACCAATTTCGACATTACCTGTAGTGTTATTACCGTACAGTTGCAACTCCGGATGATCCACTGCCTTAACCGGCTCCCAGCCTTCACGCATCTTGGTAGACACGTTACGGGCATCGGCTTGTCCAAGAATGTGCGTCGCTACCCAGCGAAAGGACATTCCCGGTTCCGGCGTCGGATCGGGCAGTGATGTCGGCGGTACGTATACAGCACGAACAGATTTCTCGCGTGACGCTAAATCACGATTTGTACGGTTTTCAGCCATTTTGGTTCTCCAATTTCGCTACTTGTGCAGCATATTGCTGCGGGGTTAATCCTAGTTTTCTCGCCAATGCCACTTGCGTGTTAGTTAGCTTAACTTTTCCTGCACTCGAAGAACGAGACGCAGAAGCGACAACCGTAGTAGGTCTACGTCGAACCTCACCGGACTGCTGTTTGTCATCGCTGCCGAATAACTCGGGAAACGCTGACCTCATGCGACCATCAATTTGATCGAAGTACTCACCTGAGCGGGGATCAAGTCCACCGTTGACTAGTTTTTGATGCAGCCCTAGTGCGTAGCTGGTGTATTCCTCAAACCCTGATGAACCAAACCACTGGTTTTTTGCCTGCCAGCGCAGCGTTTTTTCGTCCGGTTCGACCCTTTGGGGTTGGGCTTGTCGTGGTTGTATCGCAATTTCGTCTTCTTGTAAAGGGGTCGGACGAAAGTTTTTTGCAGCTTCCAAACGCATCTTGGCTTCCGTCATCGCTTCTTGGGCGGCAATGATGGCATCCGTGTCAAAAGACTCATGCGCTTCTTTAAGCTGCCGACGAGCATTACCTATCTCCGACTCGGCTTTTTCACGCGTGTTGGTAACGAACATCTCTTGTCCGAAATTAACGCTTTTCTTGAGTTGGCGGTTCTCGTCAATCAACTGCTGTGCAAGACGTTCAAGTTCCTGCTTTTCCCTCTGAACAGACTCTTTGACTCGGCGCTCGTCGTGACGGGCGTGGGTCAACTCTTTGATCCGACTCTGTACTTTGTCGGAGTAGGACTCAATCTCTTCTTCCGAGGGGTCTTCTACGTCGCGGCCTAGCGGCTTTTTACCCCGGTCGCGCTCAGGCGTGTCGTCAACGATTTCAATTTCGACTTCGGTTTCGTCGTTTTTAGTCGTCTTCGTTTCTTCTTCCAGTTCATCTGGAAACTTAAACTCACTCATAGTGGCTCCTTTAAGCGCGGGTTAACCCGCGTGGGTCTTGCACAACAGCATCAACTTGGTCGTCGTTGATGAGACGGAATTCTTTTCCAAAAATTCTAAATCGCGTACCGGAGTACGTACGTACCAGCACAAAGTCGCCTTCCTTGCACCACGCGCCTGCGGGGAACTTGGTTGTGTCTTTGTACGCATCGGCTCCAACACGCAAAACAAACAACACCGTGGTGGCGTGTTCCTCTTGGCGCAGGGAAGCCGTGTCCCTTACGAGATCAAGTGACGTACCGCTTAGTTTTTCAGACACTTCGGGCACGATACAGAGCAGTTTCCAACCTGTGGGGATTGGTAGTGCGCTGGCTTTGGTCTCTTCGGTCGCATCTTCGTCAGGTGTTTCCACCTGCTGGATGTGTTTGGGCAAAACAATGCCCGGGGGCAGAAGTAATTCACTCATCTGATCGGTTCGCTTTCTCTGCAAGGTCGATGACATAACGCTCCGCAAGGGCTAGACCCTGAATAATCCCGCAGAGTTTTTGGTAATCTTCAAATGAGCGACATGCCCCGCCAGCGATGTCGTCGGCGTAGTTGTTCATGTCAATGCGTATTTTTTCGCGCAAAACGCGTGCGAAGTCTTGGATCATTTAGGTTTACCCCCTTGTTTACTACTGTGTGCAAGTGCGGCCATGCGTGCTTGCAGGTCCATTTGCTTTTGAGTTTTGGAAATGTCTGCCCCCATCTGAACGCCCACGCGTTCTTGCTCAAACTGGGCCTTGGCTTGGCTTTCTTTGATTTGCGCCCCGACACGCATAGAGTCAAGTTGCAACTGCCCCATGACTTTTTGCTCTTCGAGTTGTTGCTTGTCTGCAACAGCAGCGGCGTCCATCATCATTTTCTGTTTCTTCATCTCCAACTCTTGCATCTTGATCTGCATCTCTTGGTTCTTGGCTTGTGCAATCTGTCCTTTGATCTGCACTTCCTGACCTTTAAACTGCATCTCTTGTTGCTGCATCTGCACAACAGGGTCTTGTGCTTGCTGCTGGGCTTGTTGCTGCGCAGCCTTGGCTTGATCTTGCTGCATGACTTGATTGGCTGCTTGTGCCATCAAACCTGACAAAGCAATCTCAACTTCTGGCGGCAGTTTGTCCCCTTCTGGCGGCAACGCAATACCAAGCTGTTGTTCAATCTGCTGGCGCATTTTGTAGCCAACATGCTCGGCAATATGCGCGGTGATGGCCCCCATGATTTTGGGCGCTTGTGGGTTTTGTCCAATTGCTTGTTGAATCAACGGGTCTTGCAGCAAAAGTGTGTGCACCTGTATGTGCGATGCGTGGTCTTGGTGGAAAAACGCTTTGACCGGCTTGCCTGTAAGCGCACTTTGGTTCTCGGAGACCGGATCGACAGGTTTCATGTCCTCTTCAATAGGCACCAGCTTCTCGGCGTTCTTAATACCCAGCACTTCCAGCATTCCGCGGTGCAACTGCGGCAAGTCGTAGATGTCCGGAGCCATCTGCGCCATCTGAATGACCGCTTGGTACTGAATAACCCGCTGGCTCATGGTGGCTGCGTTGGGGTCGGAGACAGGAATTACGTCTACCAAGTCGTAATCTTCTTTTTTGGCTTTGCGGTTGCCATACTCAGGGTCGTACGTGTAGTCTGGGTCGGTGTAGTCCCTGATAATCTCTTTTAACAGCCCAAGTTCTTGCTTTAACGCGTAGTGGACACGTGCTTGAACCGCTGACATTACTTTAAGCTGGCGCTCAAGCAGGGCCAGCGTAGTTCCAACAGGCGCTTGTGCGCTCATATCGGAGACTTTCATGTCCGCTGTGGCTGCAAACCTGCGGCCTTCGTCCACAATGTTTTGGAGCAGTGTGTACAGGACGTTACTTGGCTCTTTGTACGGCAGTGGCAGGATATTGTCCCGAATCGTGCCTGATCCAACGTCTACGTCCCTGAATTCTCCCGGGGCAATCGGCGTGTCATCACCTTTAATGCGAAGGCCACGGCTTTTAAGTCCTCCGGGCAGGTTAGAAAGAGTTCCTGCGTCGACCAATTGACGCATAAGCGAGGTTGCGGACTTGGCAAAGCCCCCAATGAGGTGGAACAGCCCAAATCCGTACGCCCCAAAGCCCGGAATGTACTGGTAGTGCACAAAGTGCTGTCGCTTGAGGCGAAGATCGTCGTCTTCTTTCCAATTACGTCGGATAGACAGGACATCGTTGGTTCCTTTTATCAGGGTCACTACGTACGGCAGCATGATGCCCGTCTCTTCGCCGTCTTCTTCGTCCTCAAAACCCTTAAGGTCTAGGTCCACATGGCACTCATAGATCACATAGCGCTCATCATTGAGATCGCTAAAGCCAGTTTCTTTGTCTTTGGCTTTTTGGATGTCGGTCTGCTCCTTGGGCGCATCGGGTAACTCAATGTCCCGATAAAATCCAGCTTGCTGGAGCTTTAAAATTTCGTTTTTTGTCTTACGCATGACGTGCGTCAGGCGATAACAGGTGTCCAAGTCAGTTGCACCGTATGGCAAAATAATGTCCTCGGCTGGAACAAACATGGAAACTTGGCGTCCAAGGGACGGGTCGTAGTACACCTTCTTAAACGCCGAGCCTGTAGCAGGAAGTGACCACAGCATGCGCTCATGCTCAGGGCGAAACTCCTTCATGGCTTCTGTCAACTCGTAGTTCATGTCTTCTTCGACACGTGCAGCCGCTTCTTTCATCTCCGGCGTGTCTTTGCCAATGATCTTGGTGCGCACAGGACCCCGTGCAGGGAACGTCTCGGTAATCGTTTCAGCTTGAAACCGCACCACCGCCTCGGTAATCATGGGGTGGAACACGCCGCATGCGCCGTTCCAAGGCTCTGTGCGCTCTTCCATCTGCAAACCCAAGAGCTTTAAGCCCTCGGTGTAGGCTTTCTCCCACTCTTTGCGGCTATTCTTGTCGTTGTCAATATCACTGTCTAAGTCCCCCGCCATGCTGGACATGTGATTTTCTTTCATAAACTCAGCAAGGTTGGCGTCAAAGTCGTCTGCCGTGCCCTCTTCATCCGCATCTGGATCAATGGTTATCTCCATACCGTCCATGCCAATGGTGACTTCTTCGGGATCAACGATTTCAATCTCAATTGGAGATTCCTCTTGCGCCAGTTCCTCGATGCCTTGGGGTTGCTGGTAGAGGGACTTGTCAATATTCGTAGCCATTTGTGATCCTTAGTAATAAGCTGCTTTGCGTGAGTACGCGTAAATCTTGTCTTCTTTCTCGTCCGTGTCGAGCGAGATAAAGCCCCCTTGCCTGTAGCGCAGAAGGGCTTGTGTGGTTGTGTCCACAAAGTCATCGTGTTCACCCACGGGAAATGCTGCCATCTCTTCAATCACATCCCGTGCCCAGCGCCTGTCTGGTGCCCAGACTTTACCTGAACTGAATAAATCCGCAACTGCGTTAAGGCGCACCATCTTGTCGTTGCCCCTTGATGGGCTAAACTCTTGCACAGGTATGCCCATGGCCCGAAGCTCTTGTATCAGCGGTGCTCCTGCGGCCTTCTTCTCCACAATGAACGCGTCTGGCTCCCACTCCTTGTAGTGCTTGAGCGCTGCAACTTTCAGTTCCGGAAACGCCATGCGTTCTTTGAACGCATCGAGCAGTATAAGTTGGGGGCTGTCATTTTCTTCGGGGTTGTACCAAACGCCCCATGTTGTGCATGCAGAATAGTCGGAATTGTTTTTGGTCTCAAACGCCGTATCCCAAGACTGTATGATGTACTCACACTTGGGTGGGTCTTCTGCTTCCCAGATACGCCACATCTTTCTGGAGACAATGGCTGAGTTCTCACTTGTTGGCTGCTGCATGTACTGCGAGTTCCAATACCTTGGCTCAATGCTGGCCTTGGTAGACTTAAGCGCCTCAAGGGGCCACTGCTCGGGCCACAGCGATTTCTCGTTCTCTTGCCCGTCATTAAGAATGGCCGGAAGCTCCACAATCTCCCACGGTATCGACGCAGGGTTTTTGGTCTGGTAGTCAATCAATCGGCCCGTCAAGTCCAGTAGCGACCAACGTGTCATCACAATAATGATACCCCCGCCCGGCATCAACCGTTGTAGCGGCCCCGTCTGAAACCAAGACCACGCAGTGTCAAAGGCAAGCCGGCTATTGGTTTTAACATCTTGCTCGGAATGAGGGTCGTCAATAACAAACAGATCAGCACCACGACCAGCAAGAGCGCCGCCGACACCAGCAGCATAATACTGACCCCCAGCGCTGGTAGACCATTTACCAGCAGCCTTTTGGTCGTCTGCCACAAGTGTCTTGGGGAAAACTTCATGGTACTCCTCTGAGTCGATCAAGTTCCTTATGCGCCTTCCAAAGTCTTCAGACAGGCCCGCAGTGTGCGTGCCCATGATAATTTTCTTGTCTGGGTATTTGCCAAGGAAGTACGCGGGGAACAGGTAGCTGGAGAACTCTGACTTGCCCATACGGGGGGCAATATTGATAATGACTCGCTTCTTACGCCCCTCAATCACATCCGTGAATATCTTAGCCAGCTTCCTGTGGTGGGGTCCAACTTTAAAGCCGGGGTACACCGCCGTAGCAAACCCTAGCATGTTGGTCTGCGCCGCCTGAAGTCTGGCGCGGGACTCTCGCAAGGCCAAGTCTTCAAAGAGTTCTAGTTTTTCCTGTTTGGACATGCTGGGCAGTGCCTTGCCCATGGCTTCAAGCTCTACCTTACTTAGCGTAGTAAACACGTCAGGACGCATCGGGGGAGTCCTGTGCGTTATCAGATACATCCACAACATCAACGACTTGCATGAACTTGTTAAGTTTATCCTTGATGCGCTGCTCCAACTCGTGGTCGGTCATGTCTGTCTTTTTAACTTCAATGCGCTCTGTGAACAGCGCCACTTCTGTGACCTTGCCCAACATGTCCAGCGCTTTGAGCCTGATACGTGCATCTGGGTGCTTGACCTCTTCCAAAATCTGGGCCACCGCATACCCCCGAAGTTCTTGCGCGTGCTCCACAAACTGCCAGTCGTACGCTGTAAGCATCCCCACTAGGTGCTGCACCGCAGCAGGCGTCTTCACGTTGGTAAGCGCAGCTTGTGTGTTCTGTATGGTCTGGCCCGTTACAAGCGAGGCAAAGGACTGCCGTGCAGCTTGGGAAGCTGCCTTGTCTTGTATGGCGCTGTCGTCTAGTTCTAGCTTCTGGAGCCAGTCAGCGGTCTTGACTTTGGCGTCGATGGTGTCGGCTGGGTCCGCTTTATCAAACGGCAACAGCACAGCTTGGGTGATGTCCACCACGTCTGGTTCAAAAGCGCCGTCGATGAGATGTTCTAGCATTGCGTAGGGTTGGTGCTGGCGTTGCACTTGTAGCCTCGTAGCCGTTAGTGTACACTTCTTTCTGGCAGCAGTGCAATCTTTTTGTACCGTTGCTTCTCCTTGGGCACATGTTGGATGTTGCCTTTTAGCCCCCTGTCGAGAGACCGGGGGCTTTTTTTGTTTATGTTTGTCCAACATTGGACAAGAGTTATTTGTATTTTTTATAAAATTTTAGGGGGTAGGGGATTTGAATGGTGGTATTTGAATCCTGCGTTTTAGGTTTTTGGAAAACGGTAGAAGTACTGGAAACTATAGAAATGCTAAAAATGGTTGTGGAACAGTGTTTAAGGCCACATCGACCACGGCATCTAAAAGGGGTTGGTGGGGGTACGGTGGGGTCAGCCCAATACCGACTTTGGGTAAGTTTGTTTTCCCCCCCACTTTGTAAACTAGAGTTGTCAGGTGGGAGGTCTCCCCTCTGACAGACACCAACCAACGGGGACATTGTCCCCATTCAACTCAAGGAGAGTTAACCATGTCAGTAGCTATCAAGAAACAAGTGCTCATCATCAAAGCAGAGGGTGATGCACACACATGTGCAGACATAGCACGAGACGCACTCAAGAAACTTGTGAGTAGCAAGTCACGCACAGTTGTGCGAGCTAAGCTCTTGCCTGTGTTTGCGAGTGTGTACGCTGTCAGCATGAATGACGGCGAGGGTAAAGCAAAAGGCACGAAGGTGCTTGACTCGGATGCTAGCGCATACGAAGCGTGCCGCAAGGCGCTTGGTCGCACCATCGTTCACATCTGTGGGGCTGTGTCCTCATCAGGCAAAGTCGAAGCTCCGGCTAAACTAACTAAGAGCATAACCAAGATGATTATTGACTCTGGTATTGATTCTGCGCAGTTCAATGCGTTGCTCGCCGCTGTGCGTTCAGGCGTGGAGTTCAAATAATCACAACGGGGACATTGTCCCCA